AAAATTAAAACATCCTGGATGTAATTCTCCATCCAATAGTGGCCTTGCTTTACCATTACAAGCAACTTTCCTATAAATATTTGCTCCTTTCTGATATATACCGCCTCCTTCTTTCTTGGATGGCAAATAGTTAGCTGGCACTGGAAGTAAATTAAGTTTCTTAAGTATTTTAGATAGAACGTCATTTGATATTTTTAGGAAGAATTTCTTTAGTTCTTTCAATTCATGAATTATATATTCCTTATTACTATTGTTATTTTCACCATGTTTAATTATTCTATTAAGAGCCTTATCAACTTCATCTTCCTTAATATCTAAATCATATACATTAGCTAATCTATATTTCCATCCATCAACCTGCTCCATTATTGATTTCATTGGAGGATTTTTAATACTGGTTAGCATTAGTATTACCGTTTCCATTTCAGATGATATTTGAGATAATCGACCTAAATTACTTTGAAGTACTGGAGTAAGTTTAAATACCATTTCCTCATCTCCTGTTAGCCTTGCGATAGACCACATACGCTTGATCATTTTTAATAGTTTGTAATCATTTTCAGAGAATGCATATTTTTGAACTTCATACTTTAAGGTTTCAATAATATCAATATCTACATTAGTGAAATTTAATAGTTTCCTATTTCCTTCCTCATCAACCATGTAAAATATTAAAACATTGGAGTACTCAATATATCTTCCCATAAGTTTAGTCCATACATCAATTTTAGTCATTGTAGGATCATTAATTGCTTGTTCCAATGTATAATTCTTACGTTTACCAGACATTACCTTATATCCTTGAAGAATCTCATCTCCAGACCATCGTAAGAGCCATTTATCTCGTACAGCTTCATATAAATCTTCAAATTGTTCATGAGATATATCATCTATAACTAATTTATTAAATTTCTTAGCTTCTAATTTATCAACCAATCCCATATCTACCCAATCTTTTATGGAAGCTTTAATTCTTTCCGGGTTGTATCCCTTAATCTTTACAAATCCCTTATCATTGTATACTACATGACCAATATCAATTTGATAAACCTTATCAATACCTGCTTTAATGTCCCCAAGATATACATTACGTTCTTTGTTAATTGCCCTTACTATTTTTTTGAGATGACTTACAAACTTTTTAGTAGCTTCCTCCTTGCTGCAGCATTGCTCATCAATTTCTAATAGATCAACATCTCCTGGCCAATAAGAACTTTTATATTTCCATGAACCGAATGGTATAATAGATTTTGAATTACCTGAGATAAGTTTAATAATTTTTTTAAGAGATTTAGTTAATGATGAATCTGATTTTACTTCAACTAATTGATCAAATTCTTCTTTGTCTTTTGTTGAAAAAAAAAATCACCACCATTAGATTCCAAAGCACTAGCTAGAACTTGTTCAAAATTACCTCCATAACAATCTTCACATCCACCAATACCATACAAAGCCTTCTCTTGGATTGCATTCATACCACGTCTCAAGTCTCTATTAATAAATTTACCACCTTTCCTAATATTAATGCTAGATTTTCCACCTAGTTTTTTCCTTCGTAATCCTGCACCTTCTTCTTCAGATTCTTCTGATTCTTCATTTTCTTCATTTTCTTCAACTGATGCTTCTACTTCTGAAGCTAAACTATCAAGCTTTTTAGTTATTCTAGCAAGCTCATTTAATTCTTTATTAGTTAGTTCAATACGTCTTTTAATTTTATTATTCAAAGGTTCAAATGTTTCAACTAGTTCATCTAATTCTGATCCAAATTCATCCCTAGTTTTTTCACTTCTAATAAAATCATTTTCAATATTAGTTATGTCAGCATTTATATCCTTGATGGCTTCATTAATATCTACTATTTTATTAACTTCACTATCTATTAACTTTGCAATTTCCTTATCTACTATCTTTTCAATTACCTTAATTTCCTTTTTAGTAAACTCTTCTTGCTCTCTTATATATTCACCAGCATTAGGATATTGTAACTCCTCTTCAATTGCATGCTTCTTCTTAGGTACTGGTTTCTTCTTAGGTGATGGTTTCTTTTTTGGCTTAGGCTCCTTCTTTGGTTTAGGTGCCTTCTTTGGCCGTACTTTTAACTTTTTCAATAGATTGGCACTAACTTGTTCCAAGCCATAGTGTCTTATTTGACTAGTATCTGCACATTCTTGAGCAGTTCCTAATTTCTGATTCTTACGTGGCTTCCTAGCTCCGCAATATGCTTTTACCATTATAATATATTAATAAGATATTATAATTTAATAACATAGATAATTAGTTAATATGAAGCTGATGCAATTTTAGAGATTTCTCCAACTGAAAAGCCAGGATTCTGCTTACGGACCATTGCTAGGTGCTTCTGCCAGGGATTCTTCATATTGCCACCTCTCTTCGCTGCCTTCCTCTTTGGTGCCTTCCTATGACCGGCTCCTACATTACCTGGATATCCCATATACGGTTTAGAGAAACAAGCTCCATCTCCTCCATGTATCACACCACCAGATCTACCAGCACCAACTCTCCTTACACGTCCTCCACTAGTACCAGCACCAACTCTCCTTACACGTCCTCCACTAGTACCAGCACCATAATAAGGATCTCCTATTCGTTTCATAATTGAATCCCTTATTAATTGGCCTAATCTATTTCCTGGATCTAATGACATTGATTATAAAATATAAATATATAATAATTTTATATGTATATTTAAAATTGATAGGTAGTTCTTAATTTTTTCATAGCATGAATTGCTGCATTCTGTTTTTTAGCTTTATTGAAGGCTAGTAATTTAGATCGTTTATTACTAGGATCATAATAGTATTTAGTTCCTGTTTCACCATATTGAAAGTACTGTCCTTTATCATCCTGTCTTTGATGTATTGGCATATCTAATAACTATATTAGATATTTACTTTTTAAATAGATTACTTCAATGCATCAACATATGAATTTCTAACTATTCTCCAATCAAATTGCTCTTCAGGAAATATATCATTTAATTCCCTAGCCATCTCTACAGCATCTTCAAGAACATGAGTCCATGCAACTGGTTCTGAATGATTTTCATAACAAAATTTTAAAACTACAAACATTCGATGAGTCATAAATTTATCATAAGCTTTTTCTAATCGTTCAGCTTGATCATCTGTTACTTTTGTAAACATTTGTTGTTTAGTTACGTTATTTGACATTTACTATAGTTTGAGAAAATAAATATACTATTATATCTTCATTTCTAACATGTTATTTGTTTTCTATAGTATAAGAAGAAATGAAGTCATCACCCATAGTTAAAGAAATCAAGGACCCCCCACATTTCTTATTATAGTATTTATTTTCTAATACTATAATATATAATAAATGACAAACTCTTCTCTCAATGTGGAAAAGCTAAAAATAAAAACATTAAAACCCTTGATAACATGCCATACAAATGTGAAATATTATGATCTAACTGACGAAAATTTACAGACGACAACTCTTGTTTCAGTACTATATAATGATCGACCTTTGGTTGTAAAATTTTTGGATTATACAAGTAAAACACATAATAAACCAGTATCCTTCGTGCAACTATTTGATAATGGAGCACTCGTATATCAACGAGATCGCGAAGATGATAAATATTTTGAGAATTTAGCGGTTAGAATTATCGAGGATTACCTCAATACAAGTATATTATTTATCCCAACTCAACCTCACAACACGATCGAAGGCAGGGGCTGAGAGTAGGATAGAAAGGGATTTTGCATTTTAATTATAAATGAAGATTTAGTAGAACATTTATTTTCCCAATATAGTATATATGGAAAATAAGAAGAAGGTATTTGGATACTGTCGAGTATCAACAATTGGGCAAGCAATAGATGGTGAAAGTCTTGAAGTTCAGAAAAAGAAGATCGAGGATTACTGTAAATTAAAAGATCTTGAACTATTAAGTGTTTATCAGGAGCAAGGTATTAGTGGGGCTATGGCGCCACGTCAACGACCCCTTCTAAAGAAGCTCCTTGCTAATCTAGATGCTGGTAATGCTGATGGCCTTGTTGTATGCAAAATTGATAGGCTTAGTCGATCCACTAAGGACTTTCTTACTCTTATGGCGGACTTCAAAGATAAATATGAATTCTATTCAATAGTACCTGATATGGATAGTTCAACAACACATGGCAAGTTTACGATTAACTTATTATCTATTGTTGCTGAGCTAGAAAGAGATATGACTAAGGACCGTGTTAAGGAGGTTATGATTGAGAAGAAACGAAAGGGAGAACTTGTAGGTTCAGTACCTTTTGGTAAGAAACTAATTCCTGACACAAATATATTGGAAGATGATCACACTGAACAAGAGACAATTCTCATTGCTAAGGAGCTCAGAAGTACTAAGATTGAAGTTAATGGTAAAATGAAAACCCTTACACTTAAACAAATTTGTGAGGAATTAGAGAAGAAAGAATGTAAGAACAAAGATGGACAATCAAAGTTCTTCCCAAGCCAAATTAGGCGTATGCTTTATGATGGTAAATACATGTCCCGAGGACGTAAGAAATAAATATCTATGCTTATTCTAATGGATAAGCATAAAATATGCACTAAATGCTCTTTTAAAAAGCATCGGGATATGTTTCCTAATAAAAGTAAAAACAAAGATGGTAAAGACACTCAATGTAGAATTTGTATAAAAAATTCAAGAGCTAAACACTATAAGAAAACAAAAGAATTGATTCAAAATATTGTAAAGAACTCATCTAGTATAAATATAAGTTAGATTTACTTCATAGTCACCTAGAAACCATATGTATGGTATCCACTAGGTGCAGCAATGCAATAACTCCCCTTCCTAGAGCCGCGGCAATGCTGCCATTTTTTGTTATGTGTAGTAACTGGGAATAATGATCAGCAATATGACTTTTCATATTGCCCATCGGTATGATAGACTTCGTTCTTACTTGATTGATTTGGATGTTATGATTTTAATATTTTGGTTGTAATATTCTGAGTTATGTTTGTTTATTAATAGGAAGAGTATATTACTTTCCATACTTAGTTAAAGTCATATTTCTTTAAGCCACTTCATAATTTATCGTTGTTTATATAATATAAATCACTAATTCGTCTATGAAACTATACTATAAATTGACTCCATAACATCGTCACGTAAGAACTTCAGTCATCTCCCTCAAGGCAGATCTTACTAATGATTCTAGTATATGGGTTTTAAGTAAGATTCTGCCTTGAGGGAGATGACTGAAGTTCTTACGTGATGCTGTTATTGGATGTATTTTATATAATCTATTCTTGAATTCATCAAAGAAAAATAGAAAAGGATAACGGTAGACGAAAATAGGGGGCAAGTAGGGGGCAAGTAGGGGGCAAGTTAGGGGGCAGGTAAAAAGGTATACAGCAACCAAATAGGGGGCAGGGGGCAGGTAAAAATACAAAGTTGGGTATGAATTTTAAAAACCATATGGGAGTTTTGGGTTTGGAGCTGCCCCCTGCCCCCTTATTTACGTGAAATGTATCAATGCAATTCACTTAAAGAATCATATATATAGTAGAATTATAACATGGCCGATATAAAAAAACCAAAGAAAACTTTCAAAGAATATTACGCAGATCCAATTTTTAGGGAGAAACTTAAGTCACACCAAAAAACTAAGACAAGTTGTCCGATTTGTAATAGACAAATAGCACGATATAATATGTCTACACATAAGAAATCACAAAGATGTAAACTAACTGGAGAAGTTAATAAGAATAATCAAATGAAACCCTTTAGAGAAGCACTTGATGCACTATCAGAAATTATAAAACTATCTAATATTGAATTAAAAAGTATATAAGAGATTTATTGATAATATTAAAAGTACTATCAATACACTTAAAGATAAGTTAATTATCTATAGTTATACAATACATGAAACAAGGATCATTGGACGGAAGCGAACTAGGGCATGCTAAGCTATTTGCAGAGAACTTTAAAGAGCTAATCTATCTTCAATCAATGAAGTCTGAAGGTTACTTCTATAATGAATCATCAAATATATGGGAACTAAAAGAGAATTCGCGCTTTATAATTGAAGTAAATGATTTTCTTACATTAGAGGTTCTAAAGAATAAGAATAAAGACTCTATGCGTGATATACTAAAGATTGTAAGGACCCGTAAGCATGCATTAGCTGTATGGGAATTAGCTAAAACTTATCTAATTGACAAAGAATTTCATACAAAAATGAATAAAGCACCAAATTATTTACCTTTAAAAGATGGTAAGATAATTAATCTAAAAAGTTTAAAGGTACGTGATAGAACTAAAGAGGATTATTTTGACTTTGAATTACCATTCGAATTTGATAAAAAACAAATAACTGAAGCAACAAGGTTCTTTAGTGAAATAATGAATAATGATGATGAGATAACTAATTATCTTCAAATGCATTTAGGTTATTGCATCACTGGAGAGACTAACTTAAGGAATCTCTATATATTTTGGGGAGCTGGTGCAAATGGTAAATCCTCTTTGTGTGAACTTTTGAAATCAGTAATGAATAAATTTTATGTTACAGCATCTAAGAAGGTCTTTATCAAACAAGAAGGAGGATCATCACATACAAGTCATCTAATTCCTCTTATGAATGCTCGATTAGCTGTTTTATCAGAAACTGAAGAAGGTGATACACTGAATGCAGGAACCATTAAGAATATTACTGGTAATGATGAAATATCAGCTAGGCAATTATATGGAGTACAATTTAGTTTTAAACCATTTGCTAAGTACATAATGCTAACAAATCATAAGCCTGTATTTGATATTAATGACAAAGCAATGATAGATCGAATTAAATATATTCCATTTAAAGCACGTTTTACTGTTGAGCCAAAAGGTGAAGAAATCAAACGAGATACTGAATTTATTGATAGCCTAATGACTGAGAATCTTAATGAAGTATTTAATTGGTTATGCATAGGAGCTAATAAATATTATAAATCTAAAGGCGTCATACCTTTACCTGCAAAATTACTAAAGGCTACAAATGAATACATAAATGAACTTGATTCAACAGCAGATTTTATTAATTCAAAATGTAAAGCTACAAAAGATTCAAAAATTAAGAGAAATGAGCTATATGACAAATATAAAGTTTATTGTCAAGAGAATGGGTTAGATATTGTTCGAGATAGTCAATTTTATAAGAGATTAGAGATGCTTGAATATGAATCAGTTAAAGTAAATGGGGTTCGTTGTATTAAAGGTCTAGAAATGATTGTCAATTATATTTAATCTATTTCTTATGATGTTTAAGATAATCTTGTGCTGGAGTTCTATACTTAACACCTAAGAATTCAAATATTCCTCTTATAGTTTTAATCGGCATTTTTACATCATGCCTATTAAATAATCCATATTGTGATAGTTTAAAACCCTTATCCTTTGCAACTTTCTTAAGATGAATACTAATTCCCCTAGGATATCCATAAGCAAGTTTAAAAAAGGGAAGATCCTCTTTAGTAGTGTACCAATAATTCATAACTATGTTTTTACCATTAATGATAGGGAAATAATCTAATCTTTTGATTTTACCTCTAGTTTTCATCCATACTTTTGGGTATTTCTTTTCTAAGAATCTTTTTATAGACGCTAAAGGTTTTAAAGTTAGGAAATCTAAATCTTGAGGATTTGGCTGCCTACTAAGGACACTGCCGACAGGTTTTAAGTATTTTGGAAGAGTTTTAATAATCTTTTTTGCTTCAGCTAATGTCATATTATTAGCATCATTTAGTTTAGTCATATATTATTCCATTAGAAAATTTAATCTAAAGTAATAATATAATATATAGAAAATATGGCCACTTTCACTGACTTTGAAGCTATATTGACAGAATTCAAAGAACGCACAACAGGTTTAGTTGAAGTTATCGTTAAGGATCTAGAAGACCTTAACAAAGGTAAATATGGTTGTAAAACCGCTAGTGTTGCAGCTAGAAATAAATTAAAAGAACTAATTGATATTTCTAGACGATTGAAGTCAGCCTCATTGGCTAAGTCAAAAGCCTTGCCTAAACGAGTAAATAAGAAGAAAAATGTAAAAGTTGATGATCTTAAACCGGATGAACCTAAAGTAGATGAACCTAAAGAACATGAACTAATTGAAAATGAATCAGCTGATATATTAGAAGTTACTCCACTAATTTAACTACTGAAATAGAATCCAGAAAAGTTAATTACACTTGAATTAGTCATAAACATCCAATACAAATCAATTTCAGTTGGTCCATTACTATAACATTGATTTAAGCTTAACGTACTTGAACTAGGTATTGAATGCATAGTTACTATAGTTGCACCAGTATCTAAGGAACATGCTCCCCATGTACATGAAATAGCTGAAGGTAATACAGATGTACCCACTGGAACAACTAGACCGGAGATTGTTGGAATAGCATCACCTGCAAATGCCCCAATGCTAGATAATTGCATACTACCATTAATAAAAACCATATTTCCAATTACATTAGAAGTAGCAGTTGGTGGAGTCACATAAGTAATACCAGTTGAACTTCCATTAAATAATAGTTGAGGAGTCCAAGGAACTGAACTAGTTCCACCTGCACCTGGAAAAGTTCCTGTCGCTGTTCCAATTACATTAAGATTATTTACAGTAATATTCATAAAGCTTTGATCCTGAGGATTTTGACTAGTTAATAAATTTGCTATCGACATATATATTATATATCGATAATTAAATTAAACATAATAGAAACCTTCTAATCTCCATTGGGTAGAACTAGACATACCACTATCAGTCATAGGTGAAATGCCTCCTAGAGCTACATTATACTGTTGTAATTGAAGATTAGTTGTAAATGCACTAGCAGCAAAGCAAGAGAATATATTATTAGCTGATGAATAGCCATTTAGATATGAGATAGGCATGTTATATGATATTCCACTAGCTGGAGTAAAGGGTAAACCTGATATAGTTCCATTTCCAGTTGCAGAACCAGTTGCAGAAGTCGCAATTGTTATTACAATATAACAAACATTTCCAATAACAGTATACACACCAACGTTAGCTTGAGTCCATCCAGTTGAAGAACCTCCAAAATTTAACACTGGTGAAAATGATCCAGTCGCAAAATTTAAAGTTGGACCAGAAGGACCACTAGGACCACTAGGACCACTTGCACCCGAAGGACCTGAAGGGCCTGATGCACCAGTCGGTCCAGATGGACCAATTGGACCAGACACACCAGCCGGACCCGAAGGACCTATTGGACCGCTAGAGCCAGATGGACCAATTGGACCAGATGCACCAGTTGGACCAGAAGAACCGGTTGATCCACTAGGACCAATAGGACCAGAAGGACCAATAGGACCAGATGCACCAGTTGGACCACTTGGACCTGAAGGTCCTCCACTAGGACCACTTGGGCCACTAGGACCAGATGAACCACTTGCACCACTAGGACCAGATGAACCACTTGCACCACTAGGACCAGATGGACCACTTGGACCTGCTGGACCACTTGGGCCACTCGGGCCAGTAGATCCAGATCCGCCAGTTTGTGTACCTTTAATTACGATATCATTTACAGTAACATTCAAATAAGTTTGAGTTTCTGGATTTTGAAGAGTTAATAAATTAGAAATACTCATATTGTATATATTCTTACATACGATAAAATTAATTAAGGTAAAGCTAATATTGCTGGCCATGTGAATGTAGCGGATGCCGTAACACCAGTAGCGCCAGTACCATAGAAATTACCACCATCATGATAAGTTTCAATGTATACAGCTCCATCATTTGCTTCAACCTCAGCAAATCCAGGTGCTATTAATGAATTATCCGCGATAACACAAGGACAATAAATTTGATCAGCTGGCCAATAAGCTGCAGGTAAAGGTGTATTAAAAGTAATATATGTAGCAACTGAAGCGGTTTCAACTGTATCTCCAGTAACTGTCATGTATACAATATTACCTATTTTACTTAGATTTACATTAATGTTTAACGGAGCTGCCCAGGGTCCAGACATCGTATCAGTATATGATGTTTGCAAAGATGATGGAACAGGATTACCTGAAATTGTTGCCATACCTTCAACATCAATATTATTTACAGTAATATTCAAATAAGACTGGTCATTAGGATTTTGACTTGTTAAGAGATTCGCAATTGACATATTGTATATATTATTACATACGATATTTTAATTATCCAATGAAATTAATTAAGAAGTAAAATATGATCCAGTGATAATAAAGCTACTTGTATTAGAGAAGTTTGTATCTAATAAACCAACACCAGTTGGAACTGATGTTTGAACAGCTATAAATCCGAGACTTCCTGGAGTTAATACGGATCCATTCGCAAAAATATCAGAATCATGACTCGCTGTCGTTATTGCAGTTGAATAAACTGGAGATGAAGTAATAAAACTAGAAGCAAAAGTAAAAGGAAGACCTATAACAGTTGCCGCTCCTGTTGAAGATCCCTTTGAAGTTAATGCAATCTCAAGATTAAAGAATACAATATTACCTACTTGTGTATATTTACCAATCTGCAAGTTATATGTTATACCAACTGAGGCACCTCCAAATTGTAATTGAGGAGTAAAAAGACCAGTTGAAATAGGATTAGTTCCAGCAACTATTTGATTTGATGAATTAAGAGTCAAAGGATAAGGACCCGCAGGATAATTAGGACCATTAAGATCAACAAAACCAGTTAATGGATTAAGATTAATATCAGCAGAACTTAGATTTTGAATATTCAATTTTCCTGTTGTATCTACATAAATACTTGATAATGGATTTGCGCCTTGAGTTAAATTTAGAGATGGGCTATTTGATCCAGAAGTTACAGTCGCAAATATATTAGCTTGAGCGCCTGATATAGTTGCAGAAGATCCATTAACTAATAAATTTCCTGATATTGTTTCTCCTCCTGTTATTTGAACAACACCAGTTCCATGAGGTATTAAATTTATATTTACATTTGGCGTAAAATCTTCAATAATAAAAGTCCCATCAGTGGCCTGCTGTATTTTTGTAGGGGTTGCTGCTAATGCTGCTGCTCCCTGCAAAACAAGTGTAGATCTATTTACATTAGTAGCATTATTTAATATACTAATAGATGGATTAGCATTTTGTACTGTGATATTTCCTGGTGTTATTATTCCTCCTGATGCTGTTATTGATCCTGCAACAGTTAAATTACCTAAGATAGATTCATTACCATCTACAACTAGATCATTTACTGTAATATTTAAATAACTCTGGTCATTAGGATTTTGACTTGTTAAGAGATTCGCAATTGACATATTGTATATATTATTAGATACGATATTAAAAAATTAAGCGATTTGTGTTATAATTAGATTTGCTGAAACAACTGAAGCACCACCGGCATTAGGAGTTATTGTAAGAGCTGTTGAATTTCCAGTAGGATTATTAATTGAAAGTACTGAATTAATTACCGATGTTGTAATAGTTGCCATAATTACACATTGGTTAGTACCAGTTGCACGACCTGCACAAGTTTGAACTAGATCAGCTCCATTAAGGTTAACGATCAATTGACCTGCTTCATTGAAACTAACTTGGCACAAGATCCTATATGTTCCAATATGAGCTAACTGGAATGTTGAAGAGCTTAGAGCAGTTATTGAAGATGCTGTATTAGGACCTAAATTAGGAAATTGAACCGCTGCTCCGACTGCGACAGTAGCAGAGTTATCACCAGGCATAAGAGCATAGAAATTAGCTTCATTAATAGTTAAACCACTTGGAGGTCCTCCACTTACTATCTGATTAGAGGAGTTTAAAGCTAATAGATAAGGACCAGCCGGATAATTAGGACCATTAAGATCAACAAAACCGGTTAATGGATTAAGATTAATATCAGCAGAACTTAGATTTTGAATATTCAAAGTTCCATTTGCTACCTGCTGTATTTTTCCGGGTGTTGCTGCTAATGCTGCTGATCCCTGCAAAATAAGAGTTGATCCATTTGCATTAGTAGCATTATTTAATATACTAATAGATGGATTAGCATTTTGTACGGCTATATTTCCGGCAACAGTTAAATTACCACCAATTGATTCAGTACCATCTACAGCTAGGTTATTTACAGTAATATTCAAATAAGATTGGTCATTAGGATATTGACTTGTTAAGAGATTAGCAATTGACATATTGTATATATTATTAGATACGATATTATAATTTCTAAATAAAGATTAATTTAATTTATTCTATCTTTTTGAATTCATTAATAGTTTCATTAAATAGATTAATTGAATCTTCTCTAGACATTCCAAGTTGTTCAATTTCATCTTTAATGAGTCTATATTCCTCTTCAGTAGGTTCATTCGAATCACATTCATCTGTTTCTTCAAATGATAAAGATCCGCCTTTAAGCCTTCGTGCTCCCATGCGCCTTCCACCATACATATCCCCTGATAGAACGCCTCCTCTCTTCTTTCTACGGCCACCTATAACTTTACTTGCGATCCTAGCAGCCTGTCCATAAGGTCCAGGGAGAACGTCTGCGGCAATCGGCAACAACTTTTTAGCGACGTTTGGGAGAGTGTTGCCGAAGAAGTTTTTTAGCGATGAAAAGAAATCACCACCATAAATACTTTCTACCTTTTTGTATGTAACCATTGGGTTCTCCTTGGCATTCATGACATCATTATGTGACAAAATACCAATGTTGTGAGAACAAGCACCATCAATTACATCAAATGCACCTTCATAAACGAGGACTACATACAAAGTAGGAGCGATAGCAGTTGTAGGATTAGTATTAAGGAACTGACATGTAAGACCCAATTGATAATTACCTAAAGAACCAGGTGCTTGATCACTCATAAGGCCAAGATCAGTGCCAAAGTCTATACACATTACTGAACCAGTAAAGTTAGACCATTGAGACCAACTTTGTTGCAAGCCATTTTTGGTCGACATATTGTAGAGATCCATAGATGTTGCTTGACTGAAGAATTGATTATTATTCCAAGTTACAGTTAGAGGATTTACATTTGGATTTATTGCGAATAATGAATCAGATGTAAAAGCAGTTTGAAGACTATCATCTAATCGTGCAAAAATATACATTCGCCTTGGAATACTAGTTACTTGGACAGCTTGCATAGTAAGTGATACAGCACTTGCATTAGGTACTGCTGGATTATATGCTGGAATTAGTGCAGTTGAACGTGTTGGGTATGAAACCAAAGAGAAATAGTTTGTAGATAGACTTCGAGGAATTGGTTCAACTGGATCTGGTGTAAGATATTCAAACAAAAGAGAAGCTGATGATAAATTAGCTACAACATTTGTAATATTAATAACTCCGGGAGCTCCTTGGTTAGCAACAAGAGACATTACCCTTGAAAGATTACCCAATGTAGCAGTATAAGCCATATTTTGAATACCAATAAGACATGAAGTATAATTTGATCCAGCATCTGCAACAAATGGAGAAAGATGAATAGGTTCAGTAACAGTTAGAGTTATTGTAGCGGTCGTATTACCAGGTGATTGAGGTGCTACGACCATACCAGAATAACCACCACGAGTATTCTCAAAAGAGTTATCACCATAACTTGCTAGCGGATTCCTTACAGAACCAGCACCATCAGCATAGTTCTGGAACTGATCCAACATACTAGGAGTCAATGATCCTTGCCCAAAACGATTTTCTTGTTTATTATGATACCACATCAATGAATTCCAATATTGACTTATTGGTGCTTGTGTAAGTGTATCATTATTAATGGTCATCTGTTCAGAGCTTGTTACTGCAAGAATTGGATTAGCCCTAGGTGCATAATATCCTGGCTGCAATAATGTACTACTTGCATTAGTATTTGTACCAGAAACAGTAATATTAAATACAAATTCCTTATAGACAAGCCTTGATACTGCAATTCCACGATTAGGTGGGTTAGCAGTAATCTGTACGTTACTATTATTTAAATTTGTAGCATAAAATTGCTGCCAAGAGTTAACTAAAGCTCCTTTTAGTGAAACTGCTTCACGTTGATTATTAATCTTAAGCCTTGGATCAAGAACTTTGACTACCGGTAAGTTAGGTGTATTAAATGACATTGTATATTATATATTAACCAAACAAAATAATTAATCAGTAGAACTAATAATTATTTTACATTAACTCACTATTATAGAAATTCTTATTTCGGAACATTATTTTTATATTTGCTACATCATGATTATATATCATTAATGGATATAGATTTAAATAATTATCTGACCAATAGATTTGTATATTAATAGTTGTCAATGGATCAGTACCTATTAGATCTATAAGCCTATATTCTGCTGTTGGATAATATGTAATTGTTGATAATAGATCACCTGCTTTATTTTGTAAAGCAGGTACAAAATCTGTCATAATTGGTAAGAATCCATTATTTATACTTGCTGGTTGACCAAAGTAATTATTTGAACCTTGTTGACTTTGATTTGTACCAATTTGTTCAACCCTAATTGGAACATTATTAATTGTAAATACAATAGTTTTAACTGCATAGAAACTATCTATTGATGGTCTTTCTTGTATCATTTGATAGAAACTAATACCAGCAACAGGAGGAGATGGAATATAGTTATTATTATAATTATTTTTCAATAGTATTTGAATATCAGTACCATTTGCACTACCATATGAATGAGTTATTACATCAAATGATGGTAAAAAGAATGAATATAATATTTCATTAAAATACATTGTCATACCTAATGTAACAAGCCTTTGATCAACTATAATACTAAATAAACTTGTACTTGAATCATAAATCATATATGGAGCTACTAGAGGTGGTGTATCAACTGGTAATGATGTTAAACCAGCAAATGATGTTGCAAGTGCTACATTAATTTGATCTACAAATTGTTGATATGAATAAATAGCCCAATAGATTTGCTGTGAAGCTTGTAAAGGTCCAGATGTTCTAGGATCTGGTGGTACTGGAATAGTCAAATCTTGAGGAACATATATTAATCTAGTTTGGATAGTTTGCGCGCCATATGATAAGGTTACAGTATTAAATGTTAAGTTAGGTTGTCCAGGTAAATAATATCCAGCATCTATAAAGATAGGTATAAATTGACCTGGTATAGAAAATCTTACAACACTCATAAGATAATCTTTAGGATTATCAATAAGAGGTTGTGCCCTTGTTTCACTAAATATAGCGGGACTCGGTGCATGAGTTGGATTATTTGTATCATTATGTTCAATGATAACATCATAATATAAATGGTTAGCTGAAGATGTGACAATTGATCTTGACCCTGGAGCAAGAGGTCGAGGTGCACTTGATGAATAATCTACCCATCGAGAATTACGATCTACCATATTTGTTATATATAATTGAAAAACATATTAATTATTGAAAAGCGGTCAAATATGTAACAATCATATCTGGTGAATACTTCGAATTTTTCATCAGTTTTATATATTCTCCCAATTTTATATGTTTCATTACTATCCGAAAAGCTACATGTCTTCCACAACTTGAAACATCTTCACGAGTTTTTTGTAATTGAACATTATTATATTTTATTGGATATTTAGACCCTAATAACATCTCAGTTAGTTTAGGATATGTTTGATTACTTTGCTTTCTAAAATTCTTATCAATGAATTGTAATTGCTGGTCGGGTTGCATTCCATAACTATCAAAGAACTCGATAAAAGGCTTCTTACTATTTGTATGTTTAATTAGACAAACCCAATGGCCATAACTAGGAGCTGAAAGAAATAATATCACAACACAATCATATGGTTTCAAAAGTGCATCAATATTTTTAAATTGATACAAGTCTGGATATGTAATGATCTTAGTTTTATTGTCACAAATTTTTAATATATCCTCACCAGAAAAAGGCTTGGCTTCTAACTTTTTTATAATCTTATCCATTATAAAATAGCCTAGAAATTAATTAAATGTAATATTGATATTACTGCCATGTGTCAATACCATCAGACTGAAAGTAATAGAACTGATCATTGCTTGATCCCCCAGATGGTGGAATCTGGGCCGGTGAAAGGTAGGAAGGTAAAAAATCTCCTGATTGTACCATCAAGTTAATAGTTGTAGATGTTGACTTGTTAATTAAACTCATTTGTAGACCTGGACATGTTGATGCCTTTGGAAGAGTCCAAGTTACAGACGATAGAGTTTCTCCCGCTAGACATACAATGTTACTAGAATTTGTTAAAATTCTATATGATGTTGTGCCAATAGGAACAAATACTGTAGAAAATAAGATACCAGAACTTATAGTATTCGTGTATATATTCAAATACGATTGATCAGTTGAACTTAATAGATTTGCAATTGACATATACAATAACATTAGATTATAATAAATATACACCCTTTTCATATACAACATACATTGGGAAGTTCTTATAAACAGTAACCCAACGTGAATTTAGAGCCATTAGTTTAGAAATCTGTTTTGAATTAAATCCACAATATTTCTTTAATGTATACATAATTCCATTTGCAGCACCTGATTTAGGAAAAATAGTTATTGCATTACATTCATTTAATATAATTCGAGTTTTTGTATAATCACTAAGCATATGATTTGACACTACTACATACAATGATTCATGCCTTCCTCGCCTAAGTAGATGATTACGTAGCGACTCAATTGCTTTCAATATTTTAGGATCAATAATAGAATCTGTATCATCAAATAGACATAATGAACCAGTAGGGAAATCAGTTGATTTTAGAGGATGCGTGACTAATTCTTCATTAATTTTAATACGATGTAGCTTAGGTATATCATCTAACTCTACATCATCGTCAACATCAGAAAATAAAAATACTGGCATCTTTGGGAATAACTTAACCCATTCATCAATATACTTCCTTGACCAATGCGATTTACCAGAATCTGTTGGACCTGCAACATAAATCCTTTCTGTCTTATTAGCATTTGGCAAAACCCTTAATGTTCCTTCATCTGGTATGAAGAATTCCTTCTTGGATCTATCATGAAGTTCCTTAACTGCACTTCCATATATTCCCCTCATATCTGGCTCAACTGGTTCACGTTTATGTTTAATGGCATTTTTTATTGTTCCAAAGTCATTCCAATTCATCTTCTTTTTGCCTTTCCTAATGAAATCCTCATCCAAAATATCAAATATATCTTCATATTCAATATCTGGTGTATCATCATTCTTATTTAAACACCCACCAGATCCAGAACATTTACTGCAGCAAAATTTTGATTTAACACCACACTTTTTACTACATTTATCACAACATTTAACATCAGGATCATATATATGAACAATCTTACCATCAAGTTCCCCACCTATTATTTTGGCTATTGGGAGGCCCCTAGTTAGCGATAACATCTTTATATTATAGCTAAACATTTTATTTCTTTAAAAAAATCATAACTTTTAAAAAGTTATTTGATTTGATTTAGGCGATCCTAACGATATTATCCTATATATAGAATATTATAAATTGTAGTTATAAATTGATCTCATAACATTGTCACGTAAGAACTTCAGTCATCTCCCTCAAGGCAGAATCTTACTTAAAAGCCATATACTAGAATCATTAGTAAGACCTGCCTTGAGGGAGATGACGAAGTTCTTACGTGACAATGTTATTGGATGTATTTATTATATCTATTCTTTACCTAATCAAAGAAAATTAGAAAAGGAATACAGTAGACGAAAAGTAGTAGGGGGCAGGGGGCAGGTAAAAATACAAAACTAGCCAAGAATTTTAAGAACTATATGGGAGTTTTGGGTTTGGAGCTGCCCCCTGCCCCAATTAATCGCCTTTACCTGCATGATCTGGGAACAGTTTTGCTGCACCAGGAAATAGATCTTCTGCCGCAATCTTACTTCTGATTGCGGCCTTAGCTATCCTGTAACCTTCTTCATTCCTATAGGGTTCAATATCTCGCAACATATTAATATCAGCTTGTCGTATTAATTGTTGTTTATTTGGTCCTTTCGCTTCATTGTAAGCAATATCATGCGTGCGGCAAATATTATCAATATCATTAAAAGGGGTATAATTTCTAACATGTGGATCTTCTATGTGTGTACCTGGGCCACAAAAATTAAAACATCCTGGATGTAATTCTCCATCCAATAGTGGCCTTGCTTTACCATTACAAGCAACTTTCCTATAAATATTTGCTCCTTTCTGATATATACCGCCTCCTTCTTTCTTGGATGGCAAA